GGGCGCCGAGACCGGGCAGCCGGCCGGCGGCAGCACCGTGGGCGCGCAGCCGAGCGCGTCCGACAAGGCCAAGACGATCCTCGCCGCGCAGACCAGGGCAACCGGCATCGACGCCGCCGCCGTCGCCGCCGCGCACGCCGCCGCCAATCCCGGCGCTCTCAAGCACTAAGGAACACTGACAATGTCGGGCACGGAATACGAAGGCTGGCTTTCGGGCGTGGGCGGCGCGATAGCGGGCAACGCCAGCGAGGGCACGTTCCTACCGCTGCAACTGTTCGCGGGCGAGGCGCCGATTACGACCGCCTCGGGCATGGTCCCGGCCGGTCTCAACATCGCCGCCTATACGGTCATCGGCCGCCGGGCGGACGGCTTTATCGTGCCGTTCGCGCCGGCCACCGAGGATGAGCAAGCGGCGACCTCGGCCACAGCCACGGTGACGCTTGCCACAGCCGGCGCCAACGGGGACACGCTGACCGTCAACGGGCAGACCATCACCCTGGTCACGGCGCTGACGACCGGCTATCAGGCGTTGATTGGCGGCACGGCGGTTGCAACGGCGCAGGCGATCAAGGCAGTTCTCAACGGCAACGTTCCGGTGTTCGGCGTGGTGGCTGGTGGCAACGCGGCGGTGCTGACGCTGACGGCCGACGCGACCGGGGCGGGCGGCAACGCGATCACGCTGGCCAAGGTCTCGACGGCCATTGCGCTTTCTTCGCCGACCCTGGTAGGTGGCGCCGGGCCGACCACGGCAACCGGCTCAATCACGCTGGCGGTGCAACCGGCGATCAACGATACCGTGACGATCAACGGACAGGTCATCACTTTCGGCGAGTTCGGCCAGCAGGCCACGGGACAGGTCAATATCAGCGCCGACCCGGCGCTTGTCGGCCCGGCGCTGGTATGGGCGACCGCCGGCAACCTCGCCGCCGAGATCAACGGAAACCCCGCGTTATATGGCGTGTATGCGGTGCTGCCGCCGAACAGTGGCGTGCTGGGGTTGACGGCTCTCGTGCCCGACTCGGCTGGCAACGCCACGACGCTGGCCATCGCATCGGCCGGCAACACGGTCTCGGGTGCCACGCTGACGGGCGGTATCGACGGTGCCAGCGCCGAAGTCGCGACGGAAAGCCGCGCCATCGGCATCACGGCCACCCCGATCAACACGGTCGGCGGTGCGGCTTCGGTTCCGTACTACACCGGCGGCGTGTTCAACTGGCAGGTGCTTGTGTGGCCGGCGGGCGTCGTCTCGCTGACGGCCATGCAACAGGCTTTCGACCGCACGCCGATTCGCGTGCAGACGTTGAAGTAACTTCTGCCAAGGAACAATCCGATGCCCTTCGAGATTTACGACACACTGACGCTCGCGGAAGTGATCCGCGTCCAAAAGCCGCCGACGACATATTGGCTGGACAACTTTTTTCCGCGCACGATCACGTTCGAGACGGAAGAAATCCTTTTCGACGTGGTCGTAGAGGATCGCCGTTTGGCGCCGTTCGTTTCGCCCAACGTGCAGGGCCGCGTCATGCGCGAAATCGGCTACTCGACCAAGTCGTTTCGGCCGGCGTACGTCAAGCCGAAGCACGTCGTCACGCCGCAACGCGCGGTGCCGCGCATGGCGGGCGAGGCGATCACGGGCGCGATGTCGCTGCAAGAGAAGTACAACGCCCTGGTCGCGTACAACATGGGCCTCGAAAAAGATCAGGTCATGCGGCGATGGGATTGGATGGCCGCGCAGGCGGTTATCAATTCGTCCGTCACCGTCGAGGGCGACGACTATCCGAGCGTGACGGTCGATTTCGGCCGTGACCCGAGCCTGTCGGTGCAGTTGACCGGCGCCGCCCTCTGGTCCTCGGCCACGGCGAAGCCGATTCAGGACATCGAAAATCTGCGCGCCAAGATTTTCAATCTGTCGCGGCAGCCGGTCAACCGGCTCACGTTCGGCTTGGAGGCATGGACGGCGTTTTCGGAAAACCCGGAAATCGTGTTGTTGCTCAATAAATTCTATTCTGGCAGCGACTCGGTTTACAACCGTTCGGTCGGTGTGATGGGGCCGTACGAGTTCCGGGGTTCGCTGTCCGGCCAGAACGGCATGGGGCAGCTTGACCTCTGGACCTACAACGATTTCTATGAGGATGATTTCCGCAATACGGTGCCCTACATGGACCCCACCACGGTCGTCCTCACCGGGCCGGGCTTGCAGGGCGTCCGCACGTTCGGCGCGATCATGGACCGGGCCGCCGGCCTTGTCGCCGTCGATATGTTTCCGAAAATGTGGTTCACCGAGGACCCTTCCACGACGTACACCATGACGCAGTCTGCGCCTCTGATGATCCCGGCCCAACCGAACGGCTCGGGCGTACTGAAGGTCGTATAACGTACTGAAGGTCGTATCGCACATGCCAACCCTGTTTGTCACAAAAGCCGTCGTGGTAATCCGCGACGGAAAGAGCGTCTACCCGCCGATCGGCAAGCCGTTCGATTTTACGGCCGACGAAGCCGGGTTTTTGCTGGCCAAGGGCGCTCCGCATGTGCGGCTCCCGCGCAACGAAACGGCGCCCGCCGAACACGCGCTGCCTGCCGGCCCGGCACACGACGGCGCTGCCAAGCCGCCCGTCAAGCACGATCCGGCGGGCGGCCTCTAGCCCGTGGCTGGCCCGACATTCGACTTCGCCGCGCTCAAGACGCAGGCACGTCGGGCCGTACACATGACCATCGGCGTGCCGGCGACGTACACCGATGCCACACTATCCGTACCCGTGTGGTTCACGGTTCGGTGGCACAAAAAGCTGACGCGACAAGGCGAGATCGGCGGGGCCGGCGAGTATGCCGGCATCATCGAAAACGTCAACAAAGTCGTGTTTTCGACAGACGAAATCGGCAGCGCCACGGTGGACGACTACGGGCAGACATGGGGCGGCGTGATGCCACAGCGGCTTGGCGAGCTATACATCCCGGCGTACGACATCACGCTCACGCTGGACAGTCGCGACGTGACGGACGGCCCGATTCGTGTCGGCTGGAACGTCGTACAGGACGTGGGCCTATGACGCTCACAATCGAAGCCACAGGCGTTGACGAGTTCACTGAATACCTTGAGACGTTCCCCGACATCGCGCCGCGTGCGCTCGCGCTGGCGCTCAATGACACCGCACGCGACGCGCTCGCCGGCCCGATCAAAGACGCGATCATGGCGCAGACCGCTTTCCCGGCCGGCTATCTGGACGACCCCAGCCGCATCGGCGTCAACATTTTCGCGCGGCACCGGGCGACCTCGCTTGCGCGCTTCGTGACCGGCGGGGCAGGGCAGGGCGGTCAGTTCCAGAGCGGCCTTGTCGTCACGGTCAACCCAAGCTCACCGATCTCCCTGGATGAAGCCTTCCTTGTACCGCTGCGGTCGGGCAACACCGGCCTCGCGATCCGGCTCGGCGCCGGGCAACAGCCACGCGATACCACGGGTGCCGTGTCGCTCGGCAAGGGCCTGTGGTTGCTCTACGGCGCCAGCGTTGACCAAGTCTTTTCGGATGTGGCCGGGGAGCTATCCGAGCCGATTGCGGACATGCTGACGGCCGAGTTTTTCCGGCAGTTCGATGTCCAGTTGACGCGGCAGAACAATGGCGGTTAGCCGCAAACTCGACATCCTGCAAGCGTTGACGGCGCAGCTACAGACCATTACGCCGGCCAACGGGTACGACTACGATCTCTCGGCCAGTGTGTTTCGCGGTCGCACCGTGTTCGGCGTCTCCGACACCGCACCGTTCCTTTCGATCCTTGAGTCGCCGCGCCCGCTCCCGGACATTGTGGCCGAGGACACGAAGCTCCGCCGGCTCAACGCTTGGGCGCTATTGTTGCAGGGATGGGCCGTTGACGATAAGGCAAACCCGCTTGATCCCGTCTACGCTCTCATGGCTTCCACCGAACAATGCTTGTCGCAACTCGCCGCGATCAATTCCGCCAACGGGTTAGCCGCCTATCCGAGTGTTTACCGCCTCGGCGGCCGGGTGACTGATATAAAGATCGGGCCGGGCTTTGCGCGGCCGGCGTCGGACGTGTCCGCCTTCGCGTTCTTCTACATCCCGTTGACGGTGCAGTTCAACGAGGACTTGACCCACCCGTTTGTCTCGGAAGGAACTTCCTGATGTCCGATTACCAACAGACTACCATTCCGAACGGGACGCCGTTCAACTAC